GAAGTGGTGTAATTACAAAGAAACAATATGAAGCCACTAAAAAAGCTTTTAAATACTGGAGCCCAAATCCTTCGAAATATATAAATCCCGAAAAAATAATTTAGAGTTATATCGACAATTATTTAAATAGTGTTAAAGGAAAACATTTTAAAGCATATACTCCGGATTATAGAAATTTCAGAATAGATCCAAAAGAAATGGCAAAGTTTGTACGCGAACAAGGGATTTTGCCAAGATACGAAATAGAAGGCTACGGAGATGATATTCTATATGCCATCGAAGCTCCTGAAAAAAATAAAACCATAAATAATCCTTTAAATAATATCGAAAGAATATATGGATATGTATTGGGAAATAAAGGAGAGCATGTATTAGATTTGAACGAAGATATAGGTTATACTCACAGAGTTGCTGGATCTAGAGGTGGCAGAGATTCTGGATCTAGGAGTTCTAAAAAAATAACAAGAAAAACTTTTAGAAATTTAATTCCACCTATATTAGGCGGTTATGGCATATATACATAGAACAAAGATGACAAACGTTGAAGAACAGGAACTCCTAGAACTCACTAGATAGAATAATGTATTACTTAGAATGATTATACAATTGGTATAGAAAGACGAAGGTAATGACTTTGTTCATAATATAATCGCAAATCTACTAGCTAACAAAATGGATGGTGCATATGCGGCTGGATATAAATGATTTGAACTTATACGATGAGGACAACACCTCATTGAAAACCCAGAAATAGGGTAAACAAAAAGTTAAACGTATTAAACGTAAAAAGAAAAACATATTGCAATATGGCAAAAAAGAAGAACAATATTCCGAGTGGCTTTGATGATATTCTTGGTAATATCTATAGCAATGCTGAGATCGGCGAAGGTATAACCAATGTCGATGAAGAGTTTGCTCCAAGTACTCCACTCGTTGAAGATGATACTACAGAAGAACCGCCAGTGAAGACTGAGGACGGCACTAAAAAGGATGGCACTGTTGACTCTACTGAAGACAACAGTCAGATTCCAGAAGAAGTATTGAATAACGATACTAATACAACCACTCAAGTAGAACAGCAAATTGAGGATACAACAGAAGAAACAGAAGAACCTGCTGATGCTGACATACATGAAGCAGAACAAGTAGGTCTCCTCTTTGATGCAGTTGCTGAATCGCTTGGATGGAATATAGCAGATATTGATGAAAAAGATAGACCTTTGACTGTAGAAGGTCTGCGTGATTATCTCGTAGAGACTGTGAATCAAAACTCGGTTCCTCACTATGCAGATGAGCGCGTACAAGCTTTGGACGAGTACATTAAAAATGGTGGAAAGTTTGAGGACTTCTACAGTGTATAGAAAGAAGCTCTTACTTTGGATTCAATAGATTTGGAAGACGAAAACAATCAAAAAGCAGTTGTAAGAGAGCTTCTCAAACATGATGGCTATACAGAAGATCAAATCAAGAAACGTTTATCAAGATATGAAGATGCTGACATGTTGTATGAGGAATCTGAAGATGCTCTAGAAAGATTAAAGAATATTAGAAAGAAGGAAGCCGAGCAGGCTGCTCAACAGCAAGAAGAAGCTGCACGTATAAATGCAGAGCAGCAACGTGAATTCTTCAATACGGTTACTAAAGACATTAGTCAGCTTTCTGATATTAGAGGCATCGCTATTCCCAAAGAAGATCGCAGAGCATTGTTTGATTATATTTTCAAGGTAGATCAAGATGGAGTCTCTCAATATCAGAAAGACTTTAATAAGAATCTATCAAAGAATCTTATTGAATCTGCATACTTTACAATGAAAGCTGATGCTCTTATTTCTAGTGCAAAGAAGAGTGGTGAGTCATCCGCTGCTGATAAACTTAGGAAAATGTTAAGGCATAGTACAAAGAATCACAGTACATATAATGCCGATGAAAAATAGAAGTCAGTATTAGACATTGCATCAGGTCTTTTCTGATAAATATTAATTAATCAATATATGAACAATACAATTCTTAATAACCTCCAGCTGTATCGTGGACGTCGTTTCTCGGACCTGGTGGATGAAAACATGATTTCAAACGCACTGCTGACTAAGCCTCACGAGGTTAGCGGTCTGCTTTCACTGGTGTTCGGCACCAAGGACGATGGTGTTTCTACTGCCATTGATCTGATTACTGGTGGTCTGGGTAAGACCATGATTATCGAGAATCGTGAGTATGAGTGGTCAGTGATGATCGATAGCGAGCACGCTGTGAACATCCGTTGGGCAAAGTGGAATGGTAGCGAGATTACTCCTGCTAACATGGCTTCTGTTACTCCTGGTTTGAACGGTACTCCTATCTATCTTGGCTTGGAGGAGCGTTGGTTTGGTCCTGGTGCAATTCTTTCGTTTGACGATGTGAACTTCCAGGTTCGTATTAATGGTCTTCCCTATCAGGATGGTAGCACCTGGGTGTATGAGTGCTATGTCGCAGAAGGTTTCTCAAGCGCTTACATTCCTGGTGAGTTCCTGCTTCCTGGTCGTCAGGTGAGCCGTATCGGTTCAGCTTATGAGGAGTACAGTGACGAGGCTGATATTATCAACTATCAGACGCCGTTTAAGATGCGCAACAATCTTACCACGCTGCGTCTGTCTTATGATATCACCGGTGACGCTTACAGCACCGTCCTCGCTATTGCTCTGAAGGATCCCGAGTCTGGTAAGACCAGCTATCTGTGGTCTGACTATCAGTACTGGATCGCTCTCCGTGAGTGGAAGAAGCGTGAGGAGAAGTTCCTCCTGTTCTCTAAGTCAAATCGTAATGCTGACGGTACGTATGCTATGAAGGGTACGAACGGTCGTCCTGTGCCCATCAGTGCAGGTCTGTTCGAGCAGATTAGCCCCGCTAACGTTCGTTACTACACTCATCTGACTGCAGAGCTGCTTGAGGATTACCTGTTCGATCTCTGCTACAACATCCTCGGTACCAACGAGCGCAAATTCATTGCTCTGACCGGTGAGATGGGTATTCGCGAGTTCGACCGTATCCTGAAGGAGAAGGTGGCTAGCTTCAACATGATCGACACCACGTTTGTTACTGGTAGCGGTCAGAACCTGACCCTCGGTGGCCAGTTCACTACTTACAAGATGACCAACGGTATTGAGCTTACTCTGAAGCGCTGCCCGTTGTTCGATAATATGGAAATGTTCCGTCAGCTCCACCCGCTGACTGGTAAACCCCTGATGTCTTATACGTTCCTGTTCGTTGACCTTGGTCAGCGTGACGGCCAGGCTAACGTTGTGAAGGTTTGCCGCAAGGGTCGTGAGTTTGTTCAGTGGTTCACTGGCGGTTCTGTTGCTCCCAACGGTTATGCTAACAGCATTACCACGTTGCGTTCTAACAGCCGTGACGGTTACCAGGTTCACTTCCTTGGTGAAATGGGTATCATGCTCCGCAACCCGCTGTCTTGTGGTATTCTGTATTGCGATGCAGAAGACAGTGAGATCAGCAACAACGGTGGCGTAGCAGTTGGTGCATAATTATAAGAAACATAAGATCTGAGGGGGCTTCGGCCCCCGCCCAGATCGTTTATACAACTCTAATGTAAATTATGGTAGTTGAATTAAAAATTAAGAAGAAGAATCCCTGGGCAGGGTTGATCAAGTATAAGAGCTGTTACGATTACATTGCTCCTTACTTTACTAGGTCCGGGTCGATTTACACGGGGCTTACTCCCGAAGATGAAGAATATTTCGAAAAGGCCCTTGGTTATGAGAAGGGTCATTTAGCAAAGTCCAGTGATTTCTGGACAACATTTTGTGTTAAAGTTGGTTCTAGAACATTGCTCCTAGACGATTCAATTCCTCGTCAGGCAATGATGATTAAGTTCTTGAGCGGACATAAGCGCGTAGCTACTTCACTTGATACTCTTAGTGCAGGTAAGGATTATCTGCTGATTAATCGTGAAGCTGAGGCCATAGAAGCTAATAAGCAGAACAAACTTCGTAGAGATGCTATTAAAGAGTTCGACAAGCTCAGTCTTGAACAGATGCGCAAATGTCTGCGTTTGTTCGGAGTTAAAGCAGACACAATGTCTAATGAACTTGTTGAGTCTACTTTGTTCGGTCTTGTTGACAAACAGCCTGCTAGGTTCTTTGAGAAGTGGGTAAATAACAAATCTAAAGAGACAGAAGTAATTCTCGAAGAGGCTATTGCCAAGGGTGTTATTCGTAAAGATAAGACCCATTATTTCTACGGAACAGATATGTTTGCAGATTCTCTTCCGGATGCTATCGCTTATTTGGACGATAAGAAGAATCAGGATCTGAAGCTCTCTATTATCAACGAAACAAAAAATAAGTAATTATTAAACACGAGATATGACGCATAAAGACATATACATTAAATTCATGATTGAGTATGACAAGGCAAATGTTACTTCGTCATATCCATCGTTGACAGAATATGAAGTTGCTACAGTTCTTGACAAAGCTTATAATGCACTAATTGCTCAGAAAGTTACAGGTAATAATGTTAGACGCGCTCCGTTAGAAAGCGATATTAAATCTATAGAAGATTTACAACCACTGATTTGGTCCGCCTCTAAAGATCTTACTTATAAACATAATGTAAATATAGCATAGTGCTCGATTCCTTCAGGAGATGAAGAAAATCCTGACATGTTGTATTTTATTTCTGCAAGACTTGAACCGATTGATTAGAATCCAATCAGTTAGGCAAATCCTCGTCCTGGTACAGAGACTTTGAATCAAG